ATTTTTAACTTATCTATTACTGCTTGATTTTGTTCTTCTGTTATTTCTAATATGTCATTCCAATAAGAACCTTTTGGTTCTACTTTGTAATTGTAAACTTCATCAAGCATAAGTCTATTTTTCTTTCTATATTCAACACTTGCTAAGTCTAATTGCTCTTGTGTTCCATAAATCCTTATTGACCTTTCATCTCCAACTAAGTCATTATCCATTGTAAATAGCCTACTATTCCATTTTGAATATGATGCATATCGATCTGACTTATAAAAAAAGTCTTGGCAAATTAAATTCAATGTATTGTATTCTAAATATTCTGCGTCTTGTATAGTCATCTTAAAATATTTTTGAGTTATCCTGAGAATTATAGTATGCTGATTTTACTTTAATATATAAATCTCTAACAACATTAAAAGATAATGTATTAAGCCCTTCTTCTGTTAAAACTGTATTATCAGGTAAAAGTACAGGTTTATTATATTGAACGTCTAATAAGCTTATAATAGCTTCCTGCTTAGTAGTTGCTTCTTTCATTTTATATTTCATTATCTTAATCCTAAAAAAAGTTCTAAAAGCGTAATAGACGCTAGTAGTATATATAAGCAGCCGAAAAGTCCTGCTATTCCTAAAAGTGTTGAGAGTAAATTTTTCATAATATTTATTTGATTAATTATGAAGCAAAGATATAAAAATATAATATTATAAACAGAATGATAAACAAAGTTATTAACAATTAAGGTGTTTACATCTAGGACAAACTTTATTGCTTGTCTAGTATATTACCATTAAAAAGAAAAGAAAGTGCCTAAAAAGGCTAAGAGGGGGTGCTATAAACTAAAGAATAATACTATTATAATTAATAGAATATAAAATAAAGAAAGTTTAGTAGAATCCTTTAATTGCATTACAAAGGCATTAATAAATTAATTGGAAGAGTTCCATTATTTAATACTACACTACAACCTATAGACTGTTTTTTGAAGTTCTTAGCGTAAGCAGCAGCGTAAGTAGTAGAGTCCACTCCACATCCTACTTGCATTCCAAAGACTTTAAATCTTTTTCCTACGAACCATTGAACGTAAGCAAGTGTATGGGTATGACCACAAACAGATGACATTAGGTTGTTTTTTGCTTTGGCGGCTGCTTGACCTCCTTCTCCATGTTCGTAAAGTACGTTATCATATATAACAGATTCGCACCAATTCCAACTTGGAGTACCTAATACTTCATTGTAAGACCTTATCCAAGCAGCAGGAATACCACCTGACATAGCCTTACGACTTGCCATTCTATCATGGTTACCTATCATTACATCAGCTTTAGGGAATGCTTCATACCACTTAGCTATCTTCTTTATAGCAGTTTCAAGCTCTAAGCCTGAAGACATACCATCTGGGTCTGGCTCATGATATGAAAAACCATGAGCGTCAATACAATCTCCAATAAAAATAACTTGATTACAGTTAAATGTTTCGTACTGTTCTAAACACCAGTCAAGATAGCCGTCTAGACAGAATGGTTCGTGCAAATCTCCGATGACTAAAATATTTCTAGTTTCAGTTTCTCGCATTTTCTGTAAAGCTGCTACCTCGTGGGGTTTTAATCTAAAACGATTATTTTTTAGCAACGTCTGCAATTCCTTGACCTACAATAAGAACTAAAATAGCGTGGTATAATTCTGTTGCAGTTGCAGGGTCTACTCCTAAATACGTTACAATAGCAGGAATTACTACAGAACTGATTGCATACCAAAATTTCTTAGACTTTAACATCTGTCCGATAAGGTACTTTTGAAAAAACTTTTTCATAATTATTTATTTTTGATTATTAAATTAATATTTTCACCGCCTAAATTAACTATTTCTTTGATTAGTAAGTCCATAGCTAATACAGAGTTACTAACAAAGTCTTGTTGGCTACCTAGTCCTACCAGGATGCAGCCTCTTGTGTCTTTAGCAGTATTACCTCTATGGAATAAGATGTAGCTTCTATTCTCTACATCCTCTACAAGCAAATGCAAATAATCCCTTGTTGCTGATTCTCTTGGAAGTCTTAGCCTTACTTTATATTCTCCTTCAGGGATGCAACTTATATTCCTTTGATTATCTAGCCAAGGATTCTCTAAAGTGTCGCACATCCTTTCTCCATCTAAAAAAAGCTCACCTATTACAGAATTTTCTGAGAATGTATCTCTAATTAATAAAAGGTTAATTTTTTTTTTGTTCTTCAAATTTAATGAATTTGTAAACTGTATATGATATTGCTAAAATTAAAGAAACTAGAGTAAGCAATTCATTACAATCTGTAATACTAAAAGCTATTGCCGTACTATTTGCTAGTCCGACCTGAAGACTGTCTTGTACTTCTTTCATTTGTTTTAGGTTTTTTATCTAAGTAAGATTTAAGCTTAGTAATGTTAATTGGTTTTGTCTTGTAGTGTTTCTTCATTAATCTGATGAACTTAAAAAGTTTTGTAAAGTAAGTCTAGTTCCTTGTCTTGGTCTTTCTAGATTCATATTATTGTAGTAATTTTCTCTTGAAGGATTTACATCTGCTCCAGTGTTTGTATTATATTCAGGGAAACTTGCAGTATTATTACGTATGTAGTCTATAAGTCTTTCACGATAGTAACTTCCAGTGTTTAATATTTCTTCTCTAAAGCTTTGAGCTTCTTCTGTACTTAAAGCATTTCCAGTTTCTGATGTCTTAGAATAGATATTACCGTTCTCCACTTTATGACGTAGGTAGTTAAAAGCGTGATAAAGACTATACGATGGAAGCATATCCCCTATGTAGTCATCTAGTAAAGTTTTGTAAGCTACATTTGCAGGAAGATTTACAGTACCTGCTACAATTAAGGCTTTTAATTTATTGTTAAGATCAGTCCCTAGTGCGGTTTCAACATAGATTTTCTGTGCTTCTCGTACAAATGGAAGTAAGATGTCTACATCTACATTAAGATTAATTGCTGTAGAGTCCTTTAATTTAGCCTCTGATATAAATAGTACATAGCTCATAATTATCTTGGTTTGTTATATCCGTTATTTTTCATTCTTTGCGGTGCTATCGCTACTAGCTTATCATTTTTTTCAGCAGTAAAACCTTCAGACCTAGCTTTAGTATATCCTATTAATTGACTACTTGATATTTTACTTTTAGCTCCTCTTAATGAAGTCTTATAGATTCGACGCAAGAAGAAATGTCTGCACTGAGGTCCGCCCTTAAAAAGAAACAAATCGTATCGTTTTTTACCATCAATTCCAAATCCTGGATTTAAAGTCAAACTATTAGCATTTACTAAATCTTCTTTTGTATATATCTTTTTAGCTGCTACCATATCTCTACAAAACTCCCTGCTTGTTCCTGATTTGTTAGTTAAGAAATTATCAGTAGCATAAACATATCTCACTTTGTAATAATCATTGTAAGACTTATTTACTCCATCTTGACTACTTCTCTTGTTTGGGGTAGCTTTAACTGCTGATGCAAGTTCTATATTATTGTCAGCTTCTTCATTTAATACTTTCTCAAAATCAAAATCTCTATGCTCACCATCTACCACTTCTTCATCTACTAATTCCCAATCTTCAGGCATATCTTCACCAAATTCTTCTATCCACTCTGCTAGTTGTGTAGCTTCTTCATGTCCTTCGCAAGCCATATAGACTTCCTTACCCTCTAATTCGTGAGTATGATAACCTTCACACCCTAAAGTCTTTGCACTAGCTAAGGCTTCTTCTATGGTATCAAAAACAGGCTTGCCGTCTATCATTCCAACTTTTGAAAAATCCTCTCTGACATCAACGTCTACATCTAAAGGTGCATATCCCATTTCTGCTCTTATTTCGTCTGGAGTTAATACGGCTGCTAAATCTTGATTAGTAAATTTAGTAGTTATAGGTTTAAGTTGTACAAATTGTACTGGCATATCCATATTATTAACTTGGAATATCTTGTGTAATACTTTAAGTATTTGCCCTTGGAAAGGCATTATTACAGTATTAAGATAAAAATTAGAAGCTGCGTTTAGCTCGTCTGCATTGCTTGAGAACCCGTTAGCACTATCTAAGCCCATAAGTGTCTTAGAAGTAACCCTATGACCTGAGAGGATGTTGCTAGTTAAAAGTTCTTGGAGTGCTAAATACTGCTTATCTAAATCTGATGGACTAATAGAAGTTATTTCTGGTACTCTAGTCTTGTCATCTGAAAAAGTCAAAACGAATTTACCTGCATTTTTTTCTGATGTAAATTTATCTTCTAAACTTCTTTCTATCTGATTTCTTTCTTCAGCCGTTGGGATTCCATTCGCGAAACTAATCATAAACGAGCCAGTAAATCCATTAGAGATATTATTAAGATGAAACTCAGAAACTTTAGAATCAATTAACGCCCAATTATTACAAGAGATGTAATCTGCTGTATAATAAGAATTCATATTAGGACTATAAAGCCCTGTATAAAGAATTTGATTAGGAGAAGTTCTATCGTTTACATTAAAGGCTGGAACTCTATAAGGTTTGTTCGTTCTTGTGTTAGCCCAATCACCTGAAACATAGTACCCTCTAGTTTTTCCAAATTCATCAGGACGTTCACACCTAATCTTCTCTACTGGTATATGATAGATTTCAGCTATCTGAGTTCTATCTTTTGACCATACTATATTAAGTGCAAATGCTCCTTGTAATTTAAAGTCAAATGCTACCTTTTTTAATACCTCGTGTAGTGTTTCATTACCATTAGCATTATTCATAAAGTTCTGAAGCTTTACTCTTGCTTCTTCATCTCTATCATCTTCATCTGTTATAACTAAGTCCTCAGCACTTATCATTTCAGCCGTTGCATTAACAATAGCAGCCGTTATAGAACTTGAATAGTAAAGGTCAATTAAAAACTGTGGGTAAAGGTTTCTCCATTCTCCATTAGAGTCGCCGTACTCAATGTAATCTTTTCCTCTAACCTCTTGTACCAAAGGAGCTGTTGAAGTGCTTAAATCTACTGAAAGTATTTTATCCATTTTTAATTTTTATTGACCGTAATAAATAGTGTTAGTTCCTGATGGTTCTGGGTGCTGAATATATTCAACTTGCTCAGTTCCAGATTTTTCTGTTAAGTTTAGTATTCCTTTAGTTACTATTCCATTTACTACTCCATTATTATCAGCTACAGGAAGTACTTGAGTTTCTGTCTTTGGAGCGGTCGTATCACTTAATACTACTTGACCTATCCAACTAACTTCATAAATTTCATATTTCCAATGACCTGCTGGCAATAAGTTTATAGTAGACAAAAATAGATCAGGAACTAATGCATAATAAAACTGAATCTTTGTGTATCTAGGAAATATAAACTCTTGAGCGCTTGCAAAAGAATAGCTATAACTAATAGAACCGTCAAAGTCATTTATAAACTTCACTAAGAATCTAATCTGAGTTCTATTTACTAAAGTATTTATTCTGTTATCTTCAGTACAAATTTCTGTTAAAATATCAGTTTGCGTAAATCCTTGTATCATATTATATAATAGAAAAAGTCTGTTTCTGTTTGGTTAATAAAGGAAAAAGGCTGCCAAAGCAACCTTAAACCCATAGTGAACGCTAGATTTCTCTATAGATGGTCAAACCACCCCACCCTCACTAAGTGTAAAAAAGGGTAACTGTTAAGCTACCCTTTCTAAAAATATATAAAAGAAACTAATTAAGAAGTTACTATTCCTCCAGGTATGGTAAAACCTGCATTAGAAAAAGGTCCTGTTGCAATAGGATAATCTGCTACCATTGGAAAAGGGTCAGCCTCTATGCCGTCAAATGTAAGTGTGTAACCATTTTTATCTCCCCATGCAGCACCTGAATCCATAGTTCCTGCATTAAGTTCCATACCATTAACTCTTCCTAAACAAACAATAACATCAGTTCCAGTAGCTAAAATTTGTTGATTTAATTGAGCAAAGACAACGACCTTAGTCGCTCCTAAGAGCTTAATTTGATTTTGGTCTTCTTTTGTAAGTCTGTTAAATAATACTTGAGCAGTTGGAGTGTAATAAATAGTGCCGTTTTCTCTCGATCCTACGATAGTATCTGTAATACTAGCTACTCCAAGAGGCATAGTGTATCTGTAAAGTTCTGCTCCTGCTGCCATTTCTATGTCAGTAACTTCTCCTGCCGTTACTGCTATTCCTGTTCCGTCTATTGGAGCTTTAAATTGATCAAAAACTCCGAAATAAATAAATTTAACGCCGCCCGAGATGCGATTGCAATCGAGT